CCGCCTTCTTCTATCTGGGAGGATCCAGTGTAAGTTTTTATTAACTTCCTTGAGATGCGTAAACACAACGAGGATCAGAGTAACCAAAGCTATATCTCTCACGAGCTTTGTATCTCATATTTCCTGTATCAAAATCGCCTTCCATGCCAGTAGCAAGGGCAGCTCTTGTGAAATGTTTAAATCCATTAGGAGCATCGGTTTTAATAAACCAAGCATCTGTGTCAGTTAAATAATGGTTAACAGTGTAACCACCAGCTAACATACCCATGTTTTTCAAAGCATTGATATCATTATCAGCAGTACCGACTCTTAGAGTTGAGTTCAAGACTCTATCGACTACAAACTGAATGTTTACAGGAATAATTAATTTTTTCCCTTGCATACTAATTTTTAGTCCTCTTTCGTCAATATAACCGGCAATGTCAATCATTGCTTGTTCTAACGAGGTTTCGTTAATATCTGCGTCCGTCGCAGATCTGTTAGACCAAGTACCACCTAGTGCAGTTGGATGTGCTGTATTAGCTAATGTAACACCATCTCCACCAGTTGTTGTAAATGCTGTGTTTAATACATCAGCACCTCTTACTTGTTTAGTGTAAGCCATAGATCTCGCTAGGGCTTTAGTGTAACGAGCAGATAAAGTATCATACAAGTTGTCTTCGACAGCTTCCTCAGTTAATGCAAACGCTAAAGCGATTGTTTCATGAGTATAACGTGCAGTAAAAGACTCAGAAGCGGTATCGAAACCGATTGCTGATCCTTCTGCTTTTACGTTTGCTTGTCCAAATCCAACCAACATAACTTCTTCTTCAAAAGCTCTATCACTTGATTCTTGCTCAAAAATTTGAGCAGCTTCGTTTTCGTATCGCTTGTACTCTAAACCGAACAGGGCGTTTAAACCAGGTTCTAGTTCTTTGGCAAGCTGTGCTCTATTAATAGCCATAGTCTATCTCCTTATTAAATGCCTAGAAGGCTGTCCATGTAATGAACGTTGAGTCGCACAACCGCTAATCGGCCTGCTACTGTTTTATCGACCGCACCTGCTCCTGTTGAAGCTTGATCATCGAATCCTACAACTTTAAGATTTAAAGTAGCTGTAACATTTCTTGTAGTTGGATCTAATTCACCAAGTGAATAACCACTAGTGTCGGTGCCAGTTGTCGCTGTTGAAAAATTCATGTTAATGAATAAATCATTATCAGGTAAAGCGGCAGCCGCGTTAATAACGTATAACGCATCAGGATTATCCGCTACAAAAGCAGTTGCTTCTGTTAATGGTTTAATCGCTGCGTATCCAGGCCAGTAAGCTGACCAGGTTGGTGTTCCGTCAGTTGCGATATAACGACAACCTTGAAAAACACCTAACAAAGGTACGACACCGCCTGCGACGGCACCTACAATATCTATTAAACCACTTGCTAGAGGTACAACTGGGCTACCGGTCCAAATTTTGGACGTAGTTCCAGATGAGTAACCATCAGGGTTTATAGGATATGCGTTCACACCTTGGTTATTATAATTTGAGCCCGATCTTTCGTAAGGACGTAGACCGAAAGCTGCATCTATATTAGCCATAATATGTCTCCTTTTGACAATATGATAGAGACATAGATCTTAACCATTAAGATTTTTTGTTTCCACCAAATTCTACCCGAGACTGCCTCTCTTGTGAGATAGGCATGGAGGGGTGCTCTTCCCTCATAAGATCTGATTCCACTGATTTTTTCTGATCGTTAGTTACTCCACGAAAATAGGCATCCCTATCTTCTTTCACTTCAATCGGACATCTCATCAACATCAAACCACCAACAGCGATAATACCTTTATACTTACCATCTGTTAAAGCTGGTAAATCAAGTCTATCGGGATATTCCTCTGCTCTCACAGGTTCATACCCTGATCTAACTCTAGCGGTCACATTCTTTTCATCCTGTGTTCCTCTAAATTCAAATCTTACCCACCGATGGTGAAAACCTTCTGGTGGTTCTGGTGCTTCTAAATTACTTGGTGGAACCCAACCTCTTTTACGAGTTTTTAATTCACGGGTTACTGTTTTGCGTGAGGTCTTCTGTTTATTTTCTGTATTCATATTTGCTACTCCTTCACGTATTTAGCATATTCTTGTAATGGCACATTGAGTCGTTTAGCTATTGCTATCTGTGAAGGTGTGAGCTTCACTACTCGGCGTCCAGATTTAGTTTTTCGTACGGCCGACGCAACAGTCTGAACGGGCTGCTTCATTTCGGTTTTCTTCTCCTCAGTAG